TCTTGCGAGCCCTTACCTCTCTTCGGTGTGCGGACTGCACACTGTTGCGAATGTAAGCTCGTACGCTGTCTTTTCACCACTTTGTTTCATGGCAACAAAAGCGTGCTTTCTACGACGTATCTTGTCATGACAAACGACCTTTCGTTTATCACTCTTCCTAGAAGTCCATTCGAAAGTTGGAGTACTTTCAATGATTGGACTCATGGAATCCGCGTCTTCAGGGGTTGATCCCCTTGATCGTAACCAGTCCCAATAATATGGACTGTGTTCCGTGACATAACGTCGACGCGTAGAAGATTTGATACACGTATAAGTACGTACTTGCAAAGTGCCGTGACCAATTGTTGATTGGTTTTGACAGCTAGGCCAGTAGTACTGCAATTGGGGATTTCGTTCCATTAGCCATGGGTCATTGACCTTAAAACCCGAAAAATCCGGGTAGTGGCTAGGAACGTAAAACAACATCCCAAGTGCATCGCATATTTCTGTTTTCAAGATATCGGAACAGAGTTCAACTTCAACTTCATCCCAACGTCTAAGGAGGCCATTAAGTAGTTTATAACAAAATGCACCATAGCTAACTCTACCAAGTGACTGAGACTGGCCTTCGGGCGAAAACGGTCTTACGTCTACACCTTTAAACCAATCAGAACCACAGGATTCGCGAAACGGGCTCTTGACGAATGTTTTGTCAAGGTTTAGTTGAAAACCCATTTCGTTGAATATTGAAACTACATAGGGGTGCAACCGGCGGGGATATATTAAATCATCTCCGTATACCGAAATACGCCCTTTAATACAAAGTAGTTCCTGTAAAGCAACTAAGATACAATAGAAAAGGAGTGTCTGCATCGGGAATGTAAACCCGATACCCATCGTCATAATCGACTCCAGGCGCATAACACGTTGACCGACCTCGATGTTTCTAATTACACCTGTCATACATGCATTATACCACTCACGTGGCAGCAATGCATTTAGGTGATGAGACAAGAATGAGTGTGAGGCATTAGATAAATCAGCCGTAACAAATGGGATGTAACCATCCCGCTCAATCGAGTCTTTCGAGGCCTGACTGATCAGCTTGGCATGACGGTTTTGTAACCGTCTAATGTCTAGTCCCTCCTTGCGGAGAGCCAACTCCAGAATTCGCCCTAGGGCAGAACTGTGTAGTGAGCCAATCAGTGTATTGGGGTTTATTCCCCGGTCAATATTCCATTTCTTGCGTACATTAACCTGTGACAACCTGTCAACCTGAACTTGGCCTATTTTAGCGCCTTGTAAGATTGTACCAAGCAGTTGATCGCCTGGTAGATAGTCATTGTTAAACCATCGCAAGTGTAAAGCGCTGCCGGTAATAGGACGGTGTAACAGCTTCTCATCTATGTAAGCATGAGCAGCGGGACATCCTACCGTTGCTTTGGTTCCAAATTGTCCAGAATCGAAGACCTCTTTGGGGGAGAACCCACAAAGAATTCTATTCGCATGTGAGCGGGCCCTACGCAACACTTCATGGAGACGCATACTTCTGCGCCGCCAGTAAATGCTTGCCAAGCCTTCTTGAAGCTTGATAAATTTAACATCAGTTAGCTCCTCGCGCTCTGCGGGTGTTATCGGATCATCTTTGAACGTATACCGTTTAAGGAAACCAGACAACTGTGCACACCATTTGTATGTATATGCATCAAGATTGTCAGGTAACAGTAGCTGCCTAGAGCGCGATGTTTTAGCGCTTTCAGCATATGCTAGTTCACCTTGGTATCCTAAACAACGCTTCATGTCAACAGCAAGCGCCTTGAAGATTTTCTCCATCAAGGCATCAGTGTCGTACTTTGGTACACAATTTTTCATACACAACCTCAATTTGTTGTAGAAGGTTAGTAAAGAAGAATTTAAATTCTAGGCCTGTGAACCGATCTTCCAGAAGGAAGTAAAATCGGAATCGATGAGAAGTTGCGCACCTTCATTCAAGAGGGCGCTAATTTCTGCATCAGTATTCTCAGGATGGAATTCAACCTCTATGCGGACAAGTGGAAACACTACTCGCCCAGAGGCAGTGACCTTAGGACGTACAAGCTGAGCTTGTCGTTTGATCTTTCCAGTAAATAAACCAGTCACACTATCGAGGATAGCATTCTTGATCGTCCGGAAAGTCGCGGAAGCGCGGGTAACGGCATTGGTATTAGTCGAATCAACGATTTGAATACCACCATTGACCTGGGCACCATTCGGCACAAAAGCTGTGGATGTTCCACCAGTTGCTGAAACGGTACCGCCAACAAGGATTGTTGCGTTTGCAATTCCCATAATTCACCTTTAAAGTTTTCCTACGAAAGTACGTAGACGTCCCCAAATCAGGGACAAGTTTGTTGCATCGGCAGTTAATTGTTCTTGCCAATACGGGTTAACGACCGGGAAATTTGGACGTTGTGTGTTCACTGATCTCGCCATCATCTCAACAATAGCAGATGATTGAAAGTCTTGACTGACTTTGGCAGGAGGCCAACTTACGCTATTAACACGAATATCATATGTGTTATATGCGTAAGCTATTCTCTTTTTCCTTGTACAGTAATTACCGAATGTGTCTTTCGACAGGGAACCGATATTACCTCTAACAAAGGATTTAATATCAATGAACCGGTCAACAACAAAAGACAGAGGAATTAGCTCATAAGCCAACGATGGTAACTGAAAAGGCGATAAGCCAATAGTTTCCAAGAAGTTGACGATTGGAGCATTTATCTTGTTCCTCCAGTACAATCCCAGGTAATGACGATCTTCAGTCCGCCTGACGGCGAGATATTTGAAGTTTAATGAGTCATACGCCTGTGTATAGAATGCACTTTGTCCGATCTCGGATATTGTGTCATCCGATTTCCACCCTTTTACCCTAGCAACACGTAGACCAAAATGCGGATCTACGTTTTCCTTCGCGAATGTGATAGCTTTATCGATATCGTCCAGAAACGGACAAACACCGAATTTATAAGCTAGCCAGTGGTTAGCTGACTCATCTACCACACGCAAAGAACTGTTGATAGGATGTTGCATAGTCGTAGCCTTTAATCTACGAAGCTGCTTTGCCGTCGCGTTTTTCGCGATACGGACAGCAACTTTCGTACCATCACGGTATATGCCAGAACAACCGGCAAACGCCAATGACGAAAGCTTAACTACGCCTCTAAGAGGCCCCGCTAACATTGATGCAGTTTCGGCAACTTCGCCGACTGAAACACCAAAATCATACTCTGCTGAGGACATTTTGCTGTACGCCCTCTGAAGCAGATACGAAGCCACATTAGAGTCTACCTGAACCGTTTGTAAATTGTAAGAGTTTGGCGGCGGATTAAATGCCGTTGATGCTCTACCACTTAACATAATCGCGGCTAAGCTATTACCATAGAATTTCCAGGTATAGTCTCGGCCAACATGTTTGTAAGTGCACGGTTTAGGCTTCTCAGGTGCATTAAACGTACATTTCGACATCACGACTTGCCGTAACGGGGGCACTTCCTGCTTATCATAGCGCGATCTAAAAGGCCTTTTATCAATATTGTCTTGCACTAGTTGTATTTCTCCCGATACTACTGGGAGAACACCAGTGCTCAACGTTTGATATGAAAAGGCATTCGCACTACAAGTACAAGAAATGGACCCACTGTTCAGGTTGTCACGCTGTCTAATGCGCGTAAACATAATACACCTCCGGGTGTTTGTGTTGTGCTGCGAAAAGCAGCATTTAGCGTAAGCTCCGATCTCGTTAAGCCATCTCACGAATGTTGACTTAGCACGTTGCAACGTGTTCTGCCGACATTAGATCAATGAAACACAATCTTGGTCAGAGATATGGTCTGCAACTCCATCAGGGGACCAACCCCAATGTAAGTTGCACAACGTACATCGGAG